CCGCATCTTATCCGGTATCTATATAATTCCGTATATAGGTCCTTGGTAGTTACACGATTATACTAATGTACCCCTTAAGGAGTGATGGTCACCAGGTATGGAATACCTTTGGCATCTTCTCTGTGAGGGGCCGTTTGACCTTAAACAAGTCCACGGAAACCCATTAAAGAAGTTTTCTCTTGCTCGATCTCTTTAACTAAAAGTCAGAAATTTTCCGACTTTGAAGAATGAGAAAGAGGAAGGATAATCCTTTCATTGTTAAACGGATCCAAAGGTGATACTGTTTCATCACGAGAATCAGAAATCTTTGATTTGATGTATGACATCATTTCAAACTTTCAAGATTCCCGGTAATAATTAGTAAACACTAATGGACCATCGAACAAGAAACGACGAATAGGTTTTCTGGAAATAAGATCTCCTATACTAGATCAATAATGATCTAGAATAGATAGATATAAAGGAGAATCCTTAATATCTAGGTCGAAACCAGGAACTTGTTCCAAACTAAGCAGTTTCTGAATAATTTCATCAGTCTTGCTTAGGTTCCTCTCTCAAACAGTGAGAGAACTACGGAATTTGGCTTCATCAATACTTGATAAGAACCTATCCATAGTTACCGCAGAGAGCGAGTTAGTCAACTTAATACTAGTTGATAACCCATCTTCGGTTGGAATAAAACCAAAAGGACCCTTAACCAATCATGATAACCTATCTAACTGACTCTTACGAACAGTTGGGATAGATTTATATAATTGGTTAACGGAATCCTCGGTAAGGTAGAACCCTTTATTGACTAAATCAAGAAGTACCGAAGGTACTCCTTTTAAAGATTTAAGTGCAACTAAAAGGTTCTTTGCTCCTACAGGAGAGACTTCTCCTTTCATAGTAACTAATCTCTTAGCAAATTCAAACGAATTTGATGATATTAGAGACTTAGAAAGGTTAATCTCAACCCCTAAGACAGTAGTCATCAAATGGTGGTAACTTTTAGCAACTGAGCTATTAGCAATAACTACATCATCACCTAAGATTGCATAGTGAACGAAATCTGGTATTCCTACCCGATTAGCCGCTATACGAACTAAAGTGTGATGAGTTAAAGCTAACATAGCTCAAGAACTCAAAGCCCCCATAGGTTGACCAACAGAATATCTTAGAGGGATTTCTTTATGAAATCAATCTCTATTAGTTAGGATATTAACCCAACTAGTAGCCGC